ATAGATATAGATATAGATATAGATAAGGAGCAAAAAGCTCAATCAGATGTCTATGACAAAATTATCAAATATCTAAATGACAAAACAGGATCTCACTTCAAACCTACTAGTAAATCAACTCAAAGACTAATCAATGGTCGTTTAAGCGAGAATTACTCAATAGATGATTTTAAACATGTCATTGATGTAAAAACCATCGAGTGGAAAAATAACCCAAAAATGTCCAAGTATTTAACTCCAGACACGTTGTTTAATGCGAGTAAGTTTGAAAAGTACTTAAATCAGAAGATGCCTTCGAGTGCGTCAACTCAGCAACAAGATGAAAGGTTGGGATTTTAATGTATCAGGATTATACAGTAGATTCTACAAGCGAACCTAAATTTTGCAACAAGCACGGATCAAAGATGATCAATGCAAAAGTCATGATCAATGGATCCCAGCAATTGCTTGACATTTGTCAAGAATGCGAAAAAGAAGGAATCAATGAATTGCAGGAACACTTAAAGCAAGAAGCAACCATCCAGTCAATTCTTGCGAATACATACAAAGTATTTGATCGTGAGAGCATCTATTCCAAGGAATTGGAAGATAAGACACTTGATAATTACGATGCTGGAAGTAAGCGGTGTGAACAAGCTTTGAACTTCTCAAAAAGGATGTTGCGAGATTATCTGAAGTACGAAACAGGAAATGTGATCTTGAGCGGTCCTCCAGGGGTCGGAAAGAGCCATTTATCTATTGGAATAGCCAAAGCATTGAATGAAAAATTTAAAGAATGCAAGCAACCAAAGAGTGTGCTATTCATTTCGACTTCTGCGCTCTTTTCAAAAATTGAAGAAAGTTTCAATAATCGAGGAGACTTCACAGAAAGTCATGCTGTGAATCTACTAAGCAATGTTGATTTTCTCTTTTTTGACGATTTAGGAAAAGAAAGCAGTATGAGCGGAAGCCTCAAAGAAGCGAATGAATGGAGACAACGAGTACTGTTTAAAATCTTGGACAATCGTCAAACAACATTCTTTAACACAAACTTATCGAGCAACGATATTAAAACAATTTACAACAAAGCCCTTGCTGACCGAATCTTCAAGGGTGCCAGCAAACATATTTATAAATTCCCAGAGAATACAGAAAGCAGGAGATATTGATGGAAAACAAACAATTAAAAGATTTGATCACAAAAGTTCAGCGTTGGTTTTATGACCGAAATTTGCAAACGCAAGATCCAAACAAGCAATTTTTGAAATTGTATGAGGAAATCGGTGAACTATCACGAGGACTAGCAGAGAATGATGAGGCTGTAACGAAAGATAGCATCGGAGACATCACTGTTGTATTGATTGGTTTGACGTTACAGTTAGGAATCAAAACAGAAGAAATTTTCCCAGAAAATAATATATTCGTATTTTCTAAGGCAGCAAAGTCAGAAGACTATTTCGTCTTAACGATGGACCAATCATTGGCAGCTTATTTCAACCGACAATCATATCAATTGAAAAATGTTGTTTATGAGTTGATGCGAATTTCAGCATTGCTACATCATGACTTCGTTGAGTGCTTGAATATCGCTTACGAAGAAATCAAGGATCGAACAGGAAAATTAGTGGATGGTGTTTGGATTAAGGAGGAGCGACTAAAATGACAGAAGAAATTTTAAATAATGGTTTTGACAAAGTAAATAAACCTAATCACTACTGTGGGCAATATGGTCTTGAATCAATTGACATTATTCGCAATTTTGCTGGAGGACCAAAAGAAGTCCGAGGATTTTATTGGGGAAATATCATCAAGTATCTTTGTCGCTATCAAAAGAAAAATGGATTGGAAGATCTAAATAAGGCAAAGAAGTACTTAGACTGGCTCATCGCAGATTTGAAGCGTGAGGATCTTGAAAAGACAGCGATTGTTAAGCAGGAGTGAAAGTTATGAGACATTATACAAAAAATCAAATGGATCACTTTCGCCAGCAACTACAATTGTTGATTTTAGGGAAAGGTCTCACCCGAAAAGAGCTCTCTAGAAATCTTTATCGTGGCGAACAGACAATACAAGAGTGGATCACGAAAGACGATATCAGTCCAAATCACGTACAAGAATTGTGCGAGTATTTCGGGATTGAGGAAAAAACTTTGATGGGTGATCCGGAAATTCTTGCCGATTATAAGCTATATGATCGTGATAAGTACATCTGTACAGGTACTTTAAAAGAGCTAAGTAGAATCACTGGAAAGGACAGTGCATTACTTAAGTATTACATCCACTTAAACGAGCAAGGAAGAAATGCAGGACATCTAAAACTAGAAAGGGTAATCGAAGATGAAACGTAAAATCGATTGGCTAATCATTAACTTGGTATTGCTGGCAGGAGTTACATTGGTAGTTGCTATCAATCTCAACTCCAGATTGGCCGAACAAGAAAAAACAATCAAGGATATGCAGTGGACCATTCAGGAGCATGAATTAAGTATTCAGCGGTTCGCTGAACAAAACACCGCACAAGAGGTGATCCTAAACAAATTAAATCGGGAGTACCAAGTCCAGGAACGAAAGAAAGCGGAAGCAGTTAAGGAAGCTGCCGAAATGAATAATGTGGGAGGATAATAATGATCAACAATGTAACTCTTATTGGTCGGTTAACCAGAGATGCAGAGCTACGCTACACACCGAGCAATATCGCAACAGCTCAATTCAATGTCGCATGCAATCGAAATTTCAAAAACGCAAATGGTGAATATGATGCAGATTTTATCAATTGTGTGATGTGGAGAGAGCAAGCGGAAAGATTTTGCAATTGGACCAAAAAAGGAATGCTGGTCGGAATTACGGGAAGAATTCAGACTCGAAGCTATGAAGGAAATGACGGAAAACGTGTATATGTGACTGAAGTTGTTGCAGAGAACTTCCAAGTTTTGGAAAAACGTGACAACACTGCCAACCAGAATAGTATGACTGAACAGATGCCACCTAACTATGCAAATCCGATGGACATCGATGATAGTGATTTGCCATTTTAAGAACAAAAGGAGAAAAAACAATAGCATTTACTTTAAAGAAAGAAGTTGAGGAGGTAAATGGATGAATAGGATTAGAGAGTTACGGAAAGACAAAAATATAACTCAAGAATATTTAGCGCAACAATTAGGTGTAGCAAAATTGACTATCTCAAAATGGGAAAGAGGGATACATCAAATAAAATCTGATAAAGCGGAAATGTTATGCAGTATTTTAGGAGTATCTTTACCATATTTATTAGGAATCGATGACGTGAGTGAGCATGACTTGCCAGTATATAAGCAGTGCATCTTGGAATTAAATAATGTTTCAATTAACTTGCTACGTAATATAGATAAACTGACTTCCCAAAATTTGAGCGATATTAAAAGAGAGGCCAGAAATTTATATGAAAGCCTAGTGCGGTTGCAATGTGAGGCAGAAAGGATAGAAAAATGGAAAAAGAGTTAAAAAACCACTCAACAGGGAACCGTATTAAAGAGCTTAGAAAAGCTAATAAGTTGACTCACAAAGAGTTAGCGGGAAAATTAGGGATTTCCACTAGAACTCTTCAAATGTGGGAAAGTGGAAAAAATCTTTCTTTTATTCCTAAAATGTCAAAATTGGCCGATTTCTTTGGCGTATCAATCACTGACCTTTTTGACCTTCCTGGACCCAAAGGGATGGATAAAATTAAAGAGTCGGAAGGACTCAAAAAAATCAAAATTGTTTTTTCAAATTCACAAGAAACTGAATTTTTGGTGAACGATCTCACCCAAGATGAACTGACAGGAATCTTCAGTCAGTTTTACGATGGAAGATTGATGGTAATTCGAAATTTTTATGCAAACCCCAAAAACGTCAACTATATTATTGTTGATGATTTTGAAGAATACAATGAGGAAGTGGAAGAATGAATAAACAAGAATTGATTGAGAAATATCAAGACAAGCTATATGAAGTCTGTACAAAGTACGGAGAATATTATAGGACAATAGCTTATGAAAATATTCTAAAAGATTTAGAAAACCTAGACGAACCGCAGAAGCCAGTCGTACCGCAGTTTGTGGCGGATTATATTAAATATGCCATAGAGAATGATTGGGATTTTCAAGATTTATTTAAGTGTATAGAAGATGAAGAAGATGAAAAACTTCTGAGATGGTTTTATCACGAACGTAATCAAGAAACGCTTGCTACCGCTTGGATCAATGGCTACGAGGTAGAGAAAGAGAAGCGGTATCTTGTGAAGATGAAAAACTTGAGAGCTTTGTTTTGCTATTTGGCATATATTCCAGATGAAGGTTATTGGACTTTTATGGCTAGCGGGGGGGAAAGCATTGTTATAAAACACACCCGCAAGCAGCTCGAAGAAGCCGGATTCGGCTGGGTGTTTGATTGTGAAGGTATGGAAGTTGAAGAGGTGTGAAAATGAATAAGCAGGAGTTAATTGAGAAATACGAAAAGCTTGAAGGTGTATGTAAGGATCCAGGAGCAGAAATCGCTCGTCTAATTTTTTTAGAAGATTTACGGGAACTAGACGAACTGCAGAAAGTCCAAGTCCCGCAATTTGTGGCGGATTGGTATGAAGCTAACAAAGATGATTTTGAAACCAATCTATTCAGAGCTGTCGATTTAATCCCTAGTGACTACGAAGAAGGCGATTTGAGCGAATTTGAAGAATGGTTGGTAGATGACCACACAGAACCTTTCCAAACGCTTGTTAATATGCACCAATTCGGTTACGAGGTCAAGAAAGAAAGGCGGTATACAGTAAAAATGAGAACAACAAAGCAACCGCTATTTTATAACAGTCTGGAAAAGAGACTATTCTTTTCTTTGGGAAAATTAGCTACTCAATTTACCTTCAAACAACTAGAAGAGGCTGGATTTAGGGAAGTATTTGACAGCCCGTTGTTTGAAGTTGAGGAGGTGGAAGGATGAAAAAGCAGGAATTAATTAAAAAGTACGAGGATCTTTTTGAAAAGCTTTATGCTTTTCCAATCGTTACGATCAACGGAGTTATAGAAGACTTTAAGCAGTTAGATGAACCACAGAAAGTAATGATCCCACGTTTTATTGCCGACTGGATCGTGCAAGCAAAAGAAGACGGGTATAACATCGCTGGCGCGATCAACGAAGCACCAAGAGGTACGGTTGATGATTGGCTTGAGTTAGAAAACGTGGATATATTCGCAGAAGCTTGGGTCAATGGTTACACAGTCGAAAAAGAGAAACGGTATATCGTGAAGGTGAAGGGCATAAGTGTTGTTAATGGGTGTTTGAAATGCGATGTGGATAACTCAAAATGGTTTTTCAGCGGGCCTGAAGAATCCGACCGTTATCGTGCAAAACACACCATCAAAGAACTTGATAAAGCTGGGTTTGGCTGGGTGTTTGATTGTACAGGAATTGAGATTGAGGAGGCAGCGGAATGACATTAGAACAGTTTCTTAGCTCTCTATCAATACTTATGTGGACATCATACTGGTCAGTAATTTTTTATAAGTTATTTAAAAAAGATAAAGATTGAGAGGTAGAAAGATGAGACCAAACAGATATCCATACACTAAAAGTCAGTGGGAAGAGGCAACGACGGCGGTTTATTCGTATAACAACGGAGAATATGAACTGTTTAGATATATTGAAAATAAATTCACAGGAGAAAGAGTAGAGGTGAAATAATGGGATTTATTAGTTGGTTAACTTTATTATTAATAGCTTTGAAATTGTTAGGTGTAATCTCTTGGAGCTGGTTCTATGTCTTTATGCCTGCAATAGCTGACCTAGTGATTTCTATTTTGATTTTAGTGGTAGCTAAAATGATATGGGATAAGTAGGGTTTGTTGTGTGAAAGCGAGGAAAAAATGGCTATTACAAAAAGAACATCAGACATAACTGTGGCACTTTATGAATGGAATAAGTTAACAACAAGGAATATTGCTGAAGATGAAAAGGAATATTTTAATAGTGGCATTGAATTTGTTTGGGAAGGCAAAACTCCAGAAATTGACGAGGAAGTTCTTGTATACAATCCAAAAACACAAAATATATACACTGACATCTGGATCGATTATGGAGAAGGAATTGGTTTTGAGGACACTGATGAAGACACAGTATTTTGGATGAGTTATCCAAAACCACCAAAGGAGATGGAAGAAGAATGATAATATCGACCGAAGAATGGATAAAATTCAGAGAAGACGGACAAAAATTTGCCTTGGAGAAACTTGAAGAAATCTTTCCGAACAATGACGATGAGGTGGAAGAATGAGTAGATTTGAAATATATTTATCTAAAAACGACCTTGAACATATCGCTAACGGTTATGATATAAAAATAAAAATCGACGGTAAAAGATTTTTGACAACAAATGAAATCATTTTGAAACCTGAATTGGTAAATGACATCATGAATCCGTTGTTAAATTATAGACATAAAATAACTGATACAGAGTTACAAAATATTGCTAACAATTTTGTAGGAGGTGCAAGATGAAACGACCAAACAGATACCCATATACTAAAAGTCAATGGGAAGAAGAAACAACACTTGTGTGCTTTGGTGATGATACTAGTTTTAAATTAAGAGTAGAGCGTAATAGAATTACAAGTGAGGTAAAAGAATGAAAGATTTAATGTTTTGGGGAATGATTATAATTTCATCATTAGTGATTGGTATGTCAATTTATATCTTAATCGTACAAGCCTATCTCAATAAGCTATTGATGGATAAATTTAATGATCAAAAGAGAGAATTGAAAAGAGCGTTTGGATGGGAAGAATACAACTGGGCAGAGAATTTCGGAGATTTCGCACGAAAAGTTGATAAGCTCATTGAATTTAAAAAAGAAATTGAACAGCTTGAAGTTATAAAAAAAGCAATCGAAGTACAAGAACTTTCAGACTTAAATCGTAGGAAAGAACAGGTTGAGTGGGAAATTAAAAAACTTGAGGAGAAATAATGGATCTACAAAACTTCATCTATTTATTATTTGCACTGATCTGGCTCTCTGGTCTGATCTGGGCTGGTATGATTGCTTTTAAAAACAGGGAGGGTAAATGAAATTATATGTAGTTAGAAAGTATCACGGGCATTCGAGCTGGTATGACCCGAAACATTCAGCTAAATACATTAAGAAAGAATTTGAAAATAGACATGACGCACTTGCTTATCGTGAAAGTTTGGGATTGCAAGGAATTGTAGAAGTCTATACCAAAGAGGTAAATGAATGAATCTAAGAAGTAGATATGGATATTTAATTCTAGCCCTGAAGCAATATCCATTCGAGAAAGAAATTAAGGAACGGATTGAAGAAATCGAAGTACCTTGGAAACCAACCGATCCAAATACAGGGATCAAGAGTAATAAGGTAATGACACCGAAAGCTCTGGCTGATATCATCAAGAAAGAATCGGATCCGGAACTGCATCGTCTCGAATTGCTCAGAGAAGCAATCAGCACTATCAAGATTTTGACCCCAGAAAAACAATGGGCTGCAATCAAAGAAGTATACATTGATGGAACTCTAACTGTTGAAGGAGCATCAATCAAATACTTGCACTGTAGTAAGTCTCTTGCCTACAAGGAAGTGATCGAGCCATTCTTTAGTGGGCTTGAAAAGAAAATCTACGAACTATCTGCGAACACTAAGATTAATATTAATTTGGAAAAAAGTTAAAAATACAGCCGAAAGTGTGGAAAAAAATTAAAAATAAGGTGGTAAAATTATATCATCGGGTAAAACCGAACCGATGGATCCTTATGAAACGGGTTAGGAGTTAGCTCAGTCGGTAGAGCGGTCGGGTTATGACCGGCGTGTCACAGGTTCGAATCCTGTACTCCTAATATCAGCAAGTCAGCAATGCTGGCTTTTTTTATTTTAACGTGAAGGGAGGTGACACTATGAACATTGTGGATCCAATCAGAGATAAGGATGACATCCAAGCGATGAAGGAATATCTACGAGAATGGAATGAGCGAAACTACTTGCTCTTTTTATTTGGCATTAATTCTGGATTGCGAGTGGGCGACATTCTTCGAATACGAGTAAAGGATGTGCAAGGCTGGTACATCAAAATCAAAGAACAGAAGACTGGTAAGAGGAAACAGCTCAAGATGACAAAGACTTTAAAAAAGGAAGTCAGAGAGTATATCAAAGATATGCCATTACATCATTATCTGTTTCAAAGTCGCATTGGGAAAAACAAACCATTGGACAGGCGGACAGTTGATTGGATATTGAAGACAGCAGCTAGCGAGTGTGGAATTGAAAACATCGGCACCCACTCGATGAGAAAAACATTTGGATATCACTATTACAAAAAGACCAAAGACGTGGCAATGCTCATGGATCTATTCAACCATTCATCTCCTGCGATCACGCTGAGATATATTGGGATTAGACAGGATCAACGAGATCAAGCTATGTCTAATTTTGATTTATAGTTATCAATTAGACACAACGAGTAAAACGCTAATTTGTTTTATTAGTTGCCTACCATTCGTTTATTTTGCTGGCTTTTTTAAGTCAGTGTGAATCAGACAGAATATAAGATATGTCTAATTCAAGAGAGAAAAACAACATAGTTTTCAGAAATAAAATAATGAATTTCAGAAATAGATAATTGAAAGTATGAAATGTTACAGAGGATTTAAGAATTGAAAGTAGATGTTTCGACAAGAGAAAGTCGCAGAGAGTTTTATCTTTCAAAATCATGGAGACAATTAAGACTCGAAGCAATGAGTCGAGATCATTTTGAATGTGTCTGGTGTCGAGAT